ATTTTTATTTTTATAATTTTTATGTATATATTTTTATTTATAAATAAAGTATTCACTTATAATTGTTCATCAGTGATTTCTTTATATGGGGCCTTCCGATTTTTGGAAGGCTTCAAACTCATCACTTCCGGTGAGTCTCTATATCGCGCAGGAAGCCAGAATTCCCTAGGCGTGATACCCCTTACTTTTATTTCATTATATGCTGCTAAAGTCTCAGCATCTCTATCTTCATAAGCGTCTTGTTTGGGGCTACCATAGTAGCTATTTAAATAACACAAAAATGTGTATGCATCAGAATATGCATCTGTAATCATTAAACAAGCGATTATCTGGCGAAGATATTCCAGATCTTGGTCTGGATCAGAATAGTGCTTCCTTCTTAAGAACAAGGATCTCAAGACCTTTTGTATAGGTCTTTTTCCTACAAAGATCCGAGCCCCGTGTATATTAATAGGGAATATCGGGAAGCCCATCAATTCGGAAGCCTCAGGAGGTCCCATTGTAATCTCCTTTATCTCCCAGCCCAAGTGAGTCAATGGCGTTTGAGCATCATTAAAGGATAGCAAGAATGCCAAATCCCTAGGATAGGTTGCTAAATAATTATCCCCATGAATCTCGGCTTTTAGGTGTTGTGCCAACCCCCACTTAGTGCCGTAGTTCATGATTATAGACGAACTAATTTCCATATTAGAGAGTCTATGAAAGACTATGTATAAATAACCAATATACATAGATATAGCATCAAAATAAGTAGTGCCATAGGGTCCATCCTTCCACCCTGAACGTGTTTTATAAGCTCCACCGCCTAAACTCTTTGGCACCATAAAAACAGAGTTTATGCAATCATCCATCAGGTAGTCAAATACGACTTTCTCTCGATAGGGCATTTTGGAGCCCCACCATTCTTTGATGATTGAGAATATTTGGGGGCCTATTCTACCTCCAAAAGCAACTAAGTCTACACCCTCATATATGCAGTTGTTTTGTTTAAGGTGTGAGACTGCTCGATGGAAATTGCCTTGAAAAAGGTCAAAATCTCCACTCAAGCCAGAATCTTTTATTGCCTGGAATAAAGATTCAAATAACTCCCATTGTAAGATATACCAATACATCTCTGGAGCAAAGGCAATTCTAATTTCAGATTGGTCAAGCTTATGACGCTTAGGAACAGGAATTAAAGCCCATACATGCGCCGGGCTTTTACCCTCCAAGATTGCAGTTTCATATTTCTTGGCTAAGGCTTGTGTAATATATAGCTTATCTGATTTTTGTCGTACTCCTATTTTCCGACAATATATACCTGGAAAAGACTTTCTCGATTCTGCACTCATCGAGTCAAGGCTAAAGGTTTGGCGTTTGTGTGTTCCACCAATTCGCTGGTCTAGGTGCCACAAAG